GCTCCCGTCGCCTCTCAGCTTTGCGTAAGTAAATTCGTTCTATATATTAGAATGGAAGACACAAAGTACTTAGCTGAAAAAGCTTTAGAAATACTGTATATTCAAGATAAACAAATTACAAATATAGAAACTACAACGAACGAAATTACTAATAATTTAGAATATTCTAAATATATTTTAGAGACGTTTACCACCTTCATCAAACCTTTTTTTAGAAACACATTAAATATTTTTAGAAATACGACAACTCTTTCTAAAAATACGGAACAATTAGACACACTGTCTTCAGGGATTTTAATAACAAATCAAATTGTTAAAAAAAATAAATCAGAAAAAGAACAAAAAAATGAGGATATGGACCACATTATTTCTATAAACAAAAGAATTAATAACCTTCTCGAAAATCAGAACAGAATTCTCGAGGAAACGACTCTCAATCTACAAACGACTACCACTTTATTGAAAGAGGTTAATTCGTCTTCTCTTTTTTAACACCGAAACAGATCCTACATTCTCCACCTTTAATAACAGGACTATAAGTTTTACATTCACATACTCGAATTGGTTGATCATTCATCATTATATTATACTTTATGGTTATTTTTTAAATTATTTATTTTATATTTTAGATTATATATTTTTAAGAGAAGTCTTAAATTCAAACCTTGGTAAGGTGGTTAGAAATATGACCACCAATCTCAACAAAGGTGAGGGATTTCTTGGAATCCATACCAAAAACCTTCTGCATCTTCTTATCGGCCTTGAAAGTGCGCTTGTTCTCCTCAAGCTGAAGCTTTTTGTCCTTGATGTATTTCGAAATACCCTTCATCACCTCAGCCTTAGTGAGCTGAGCATCCGTTTCGACACCGAGAAACTTAACGAGATCCGCGCTAAGGGTGTTTTTGGCCTGAACACGAACTGATTTCTTCGACTGTTTCTGTGCGGTACGGCACGATTTCTGGAGAGACTTGAGACTGTCCTGCATACCCTTCGTGGTAGTAGTGATTGTCTGAAGTTCGCTCTGAAGCGACTTGAATAGAGTATCAATCGTCTCTAGGACCGTCGGGGCCTCGAGAACAACCGGTTGAGTATCCATAACAGTAGGGAGAGTTTCGGGGGTGGAGTCAGTCATTTTATAGTATAACTTTATAATTTAACTTTAAGTATTTATATATGATTTAATATTAATAATTAGAATGAATAATAAATTGCTAAACTATAGAATTTGTGAAAAAAGAATCGGTAAAGGTTCTTTTTCTACTATTCATAAATGTTTCGACAATGATAATAACGTTTTCGCTCTTAAAAAAATTAAGGTTGATAAATTAAAGGACAAGCTCTCCGTCAAGAACGAATTTAATATTATGAGGAAATTGTCTCATATTAACATTATTAAGGTCTTCGACCTGATTATTGATGAACAACTCGATAACGTCTATATCTTTTTAGAATACTTTGAATATGGCGATCTCGGTAAATATTTATCTGGAAATTCTCTGGAAGAGAAACATGTGAATAATTTCTCTATACAAATCAAAAATGGATTACAATATTTATTCAAACAAAATATTATTCATCGAGATATAAAACCTCAAAATATTCTGGTCTCGAATGATAAAATTTTAAAAATTATTGATTTTGGGTTATCTAAAAGTATTAATCGAAATGAAGAAATGATGGATACGGTTTGTGGTAGCCCTCTTTATATGGCTCCTGAAATTGTTAAAACGAAAAACTATACGGTTAAATCCGATATTTGGTCTTTCGGTGTTATCATTTATGAAATGATCTATGGTTATACTCCATTTCGTGCAAATAACATCTATTCTCTAATTAATGCTATTGATAATACGGATATTAAATATCCTACCTATAACATTTCTAAAGGATGTATCAATTTACTACAACAAATGTTGGTAAAGGAACCAGAATATCGTATCGGTTGGGAAAATCTATTTATACACGCTTGGTTAACCAACGATTTGATTTTAAATGAAGAAAATAAATTGTTAGAAGAACCATTCAAAACTTGTTCCTCTACGGAACATTTCAATCGTTCTTATAAATATAATAGTATTAGTCACAAAATCGATGAATCTTTTGAGCTTAACTTTGCTTTTGAGAGTATTAATTCAAATGAATCGCTCTATCACTCTATGTCGGATTCTGAAACAGATTCGTTGGTGATTCGTAATTCGGATAGTGAAACTCTACTTTACCCAAACAGATCGAATCCTATCGATATTAAAAACAATACGCTACTGGATAGTTTTGTTTTTATAAACAAAAATATTATAGAACCAAACTCAAACATTAATCACTCCTTCTCTGAAAACATTAAAGGTTATATTCATAATTCTATACATTTTGTTAAACAGAGTTGTGACTATATTAATAAATCCTCTTCTTTATAAAGCGGGTTTTCCACCCCAATAATTCGTTGGCATAACTCGATCACACGGATACTCACTAGCTCTTAAAATCTCTTCCTGAGACCGATTCTCTTGAGAACCACTACAACTATAAAATTCTGGACCACTTGGCTTATACATTTTCGAGGTTACAGACGAATAGGTCTGTAAAGCAGGATGGGTTAGATATCTATATGGAATACCTATATCCATCGTTAATTTATAGTAGTCCTTGTTCGTATTCGGTTTTAAAAATAGACTCGGACCGATATAGACCGATCCTAAGGTTTCATAAAAACTATTCGGTATCGACAAAGTAATTTCAAATTCATTATTAATAATTGGTACTTCACCTATATTTTCTTTATTTGAGGTTGCCTGTTCAAAATCATGGTAGGGCATTCCACTACCATAAAAACTATAACTGTCTCTTGGAGGATCGGCTGCCATATACGACACCTTCGTTATTTTACCCTTAAATTCCTCACTAATTTTACCATAAACCTTTAGTTGATTATTTATAACCTTAATAAATCCACCAAATTCTGGTTCACTATACCTCACTACTTTACATTCAGTTTCCATATAATTATTACTAATATTATTATTAAGTTTACTAATATTATTATTAAGTTTATGAATCCTAAAGATTTATTCTACTTTAGGTTTGCAGGAATTCTGTTCCATATTAAATTCATTTCCTGGAGCGGGCTGAATACATTCATTCACTTCAGCATGCACACGACCTAACCCAATTCCTTCCTCGTAGCCTTCCAAAACAGAACAATTTTGGATATTACACAAAGTCATACCCTTTTCTGGAAGCATCGTCCCGTAGGTATCTTTATTGGCACAATCATAAGCACCATTCTGAGCATAACTAATCTTTTTGTTTGTATCCATAATTTTGGTGGCATTCTGTGTAAGATACATCCGGTATTCATACGAATTTAACAGTTTATTATCGACCTTAAGATTCGTATTTACAACACAATTCGGTCTGTAATCAGTGAAATGTCTACCATCATCCATCCTAGGTGGTAAATTTAAATGTTTATTATTACTCGTTTTAAAGCAGCGACTCATTATTATAGTAATATAATATAATTTTAATCTGTATTATTTTTAATTCGTTCAATCAGATCCTTTTTCGGTCCACGAATAGCCAAATTATTATCGCGTGCAATTGTCTGAAGCTCCTTCATAGATAAAAGTTCCAACTGGGGATTATTAATTTGAATAGAATCCTCATCCGATTCCTCGACATCCTCGCCAGATTCCTCGACTTCCACCACATCATCGCCAGATTCCTCGACTTCTTCGACATCCTCGCCAGATTCCTCGACTTCTTCGACCTCATCACCAGATTCCTCGACTTCTTCGACCTCATCACCAGATTCCTCGACTTCTTCGACTTCCACTTCCACTTCGACTTCCACTTCATCGACTTCCTCAGCCACTTCGGTATAATCTTGAACCTGTCCATCCCTATCAGAATTATTATCTAAAGCTTCCACGTCTTGAACTTCCAAATCGAATTCATTATCTATATCCGAATTTAAATTATTGATTTTTTCTTTAAGGTCATTCGATAACTCCTCGTTTACCACGACATTATTTGAATCAACTTCTGGTTTGGCAATCGGTTCCTCAACATGGACTTCCTCTGTACCCTTATTTTCGTCCATAGTTTCGTCATCGGACGAAGACTCAATTTCCTTGGACAGATGTTGAAACCCATTTAGAACAAACTGTTGGAAATCCTTCAATTCAGTTTTATAGGCGTTGTTACTCTCGGTAAGAGATTTGAGACGAGATTCCTGTTCCTTCTTATTCTGAGTAAACTTATAGTAAAAAATTACAATTAATACGAGTAGTATCGAACAACTAAGATAAATATAAAGCATTATAATTATTTATAAAAAAATAAAAATTAATTATAAACGATTGTAATTTTCGATTATGGGAGATCCAAAAAACGAAGAAGACTCTATAGAAGTCCTTGCGAATTGGACGAATCGAATAAAAAAACAGAATAAGTATAGTGTAGTAGTTTAATTAATCATTAATATTATGCATTTTTCAGAATATTATCTGGAAGTAATTCAGCATGTTTATTCAATAAAGTTTTATAACATTTACTAATAGTAACTTCTGAGATTTTACAGATTTCGGAAATATCATATTTAGAAATGTTGATATTTAAAAGGTTACAGATCAGATAGATACTGCCAGCAGCAATAGACGGTGGAGTGTTTTCAGAAACGAGACAGGATTCCTCAGCTTTTCTACAAACATGTTTACATATCTCGCTTAGTTCTGGCGTAAGTTTTAGTTTAGAACAAAAGCGATTGATATAATCTAAAGAGTTCGACCCAACCAGATTGACCGAATCTTTATTTTTAACAGTATTCATAATTTCGTCAAATTTTTTACAACCACGTGTCATATGTTTAATATTTATTCCAAAAATCATAGCAATCTCTTTATGACTTCGAGGTACACCCTTTAGTTTACAGGCTTTATAAATACAAGCAGCAATAATACCCTTTCGGTTGGCACCTCTCGAAATTTTGGTTTCCGATATATGTTTATATAACACTTTCGCTTCTTCTATAATTACCTGTGTAATCCCATTATCTAAAGCCGTGTGTTGAATACTCATAAAAACATTATAGAGACTCCGTTCTTTATATGGCATTGCTTGCCATCCATGTTTCGTACGAACCTTTTTCATTTCAAAACTTTCATTATAACTAAATGATATGGTTGACCCCCAAGAAGATTGGGGTAGAAGTTCGTTTGTAGGCATACCACATCTTGTAGGATCAACGGATTTCGAATCATCATGACTATACCATCTCCATTCCGCATTATGGTCTATAATATTATTATTGATAACACCACAATCTTTACAGATGACTTCTTTATCAGTTCTTTCTATATTCTTCGAATTACAACTAAAACATATCTCATTATTAACTTCTTCCTTCTGCGTGTCTTTTTTAAAGACATCCCAGAGTTGATGTGCATCATTTAAAGACATAGTTACACAAACAACAAATTATTTATATTATCAATTTTTTCTATAAATAAAAATATTTTATTTTTTTATGTATGAAATAATACCAGACTTATGGATTTCCAAAACAAAGGCTGTAAATATAGTCAATTGTGTTCATTTTAATTGTTCAAAAGATTTAACCTTTTTAGGAAAACATAAAGCCTATAACCCAGAAATTAAAAAAAATATTATTAAATACGAATTACTCGAATTATATAAATATACGCTCCAATCGATTGAGAGGATTCATCGTTCTCTATTGGAGAACCAAACGGTTGTTATTTCTTGTAACTCTTGTTCGGAATTATCTCCGCTTATAGCCATCGCTTATATTATTAAATATAGTAAATTGAATAAGATTAATGCTATAGAATTATTTAAAACCAAAAAGGAAACGATTGTAACTGAAGGTGTCTATTTTAATCATATTTTAGATAAAATTTCTAGAAGTAATATATGAGCAAATTAACACTCGAAACAGAAAAAAAAATAGTTCAAAAATGTAATCGTATTCTTGTGTCTCAGGAAAAACATTGCCAATGTTATGATAAAAATAATCTTCCTTCTGAAGATATAACGAAATGTTCTAGAAAAAAAAAGGTTGTCTGCAATGAATATCATTTATGTAAAAAATATTTCAAAACGAAATTAAATGGCGACGAACCTCCTTATAATCCTACAAGATGGGATAATCCTCTCGTTTTGAATTCTCATAATTGTTATACATATTTTTTAAATGACCATAATGAACATACCATTCAAAAATGTAAGGAATTATGTACCAAGAATAAGACATGTAAAAGCAAACCTCGTAAATGTTCTAAATTTAAACCACAACCTGGAAGTTTCTCCAATCAACACATTAATAAATTTACGTGTAAAGATATGGTCTATAATATTATTCAAGATAACCCAGCTATTAAAAAATCTTCCTTTTTAGAAAAATGTCCTCTAGGGTATTATAAAGGTGCTATTGTCGTTGAAACAGATCGCACTTATCATTTTTATAGACAAGATAAAGGAGTTACATGGAGTCATAAACCTGGCATTTCACCTGTTACTAATATTGATGCTCGCGGAAACATTATTTATGCACCACATGAATGTGATAGAAATTACAACAAACAAAATAATAATGGACTGAATTATAATGAATTCTGTAGTTATTTATGTGTTCCTACTAATGTTTTTAAAAAGACGAACTCAAACTAATTTAACCTATTATAGTAATGAATACTTTGAATAAACGTACGAATACTTTGAATAAACGTACGAAAAAATCAGTCCACCCATCAAATAATCTAATTAATGAAGTGAAACGATTAATGAAAACCAATAATTCCAAAAATAATGGTATAAAAAAAATTACAAGAAAACTACGTCGTGATCATCCAGAATGGAATAATCGCGATATAACAGAAGGAAAAGTCCGCCAAGCAAAACAAATTTTAAGTCTCAAACGTAAAAGAAAAGTTAAAAAACATAGACAAATTCCCAGTCTAGGATTACTTCGAAGGGTAACCAAATCACTAAAGGGTCCTCACGCAAAGGCTGCTTTAGAACTCGCCGTACATCCCTCTAAAGGATTACCTCGATATTCTACCTTACCAGAACCTCCTCCAAGTCGATTCGCTAATAATTATTCTTACTATTAAACTATCTACGTCTTTTGTCATTACCTTTCTTATTTTCATTTAACTTGGTTGTAGAATTTAATATTAATAACTCGGTTTCTTTATTTAGATCTCTTTTTAGTGATTTCTCTTCTGTATCGTATTTTTTTTGGAAATCTTTGTAACGTTTTTTCTGATTCGACGTTAATGTTGGAGCATCTAGGGTGAATTCTCCATCTATCATATTATAACTCTTATCAATGATATCTTCTATTACTCTTTTTTTATCTCGTACTTCCCATTTATCTTCAGTAAAAACAGACGCATATGGTAGTTTTTTATTGGTTATTTTCACATTACTGTTCTCTGGGTGTTCTGGATTAAAATGCACATGTTCTATTAGTTTAGGTACCGCTCCATAAGGTATCTTTAATAAGTTGGTTAAGAAATCTCCTTTAATATAATCTAAATTTTCCTTACCATAACTATTTATATGAATATTTATTATTTGTTGATTTTCTATATTGTTAGTATTTCCTACTTTATTTAATAGGGTTTCTATTTCTAAAGCATGTTGCTTCTTCATTTCTGCTATTTTTTTTACTCCTTCCTCTATTTGTTGCGACATAAATTTTAATACTGATGTTTGATCTTTCTCGTTTGTCCATTTTTTACAAAATTTACTTATATGTCTTTTTAAATTGTTACGTCTTGAATAATTTTTTCCACAATATTTACAATTATACCCTTTTTGAGTATTTGTTGATGAATTTAGGGATTTTTCTGAGGAAATTGAGTCTTTTTTGGTCTTTTTTGAGTCTTTTTGAGTCTTTTTTGAGTCTTGTTGGGTCTTTTTTGAGTTGCCATCATAAATCACTTTATTTCTTAAGTGTTTTGTTGAATTTAGGTGGCGATTGTAGTTTCCCTTTACTTCTGTTTGATATTTACACATTAAACAAATAAACTCTACCATTATTACTATCTAATATATTTTTATTTGTTTTTTTACCTTTAAATTTTTATCGTTTTATTTATCAAAACGATAAATTATTTATCATTCTAAAATAAAACGATAAGTTGATAAGAAATAACACCATAAAATTTACGATACCATTTATCATTTAAGACCATAAATTTCTTATGAATGAGGGATTTATGAATTCATAAATGAGGGGGGGGGATTTTTTTTTCAAAAAATAAATTTATTATTTTTTTTAAAAGGGAAAGTTAAAAACGTATGCATATTTACAAAATAGGAATCGGAAGTGTATGATCCTAAGTCTATTTCACAAAAAAATAAGGATTATACTGCTGGAAACTATTTTTAATTTAAAAAATAACACCTTTACTATATATATTATGTCAGTCAAATCAGATTATTCGGACCAATCGGATCAGTCAGACAATTCGGATGAGGAGAGTGAGACATGTAACTTGTGTTGTAGCTCGATGACGATTGAGGATACACACGACTCGATTTGTACAGACTGTTTAGATTTGGTTATTCGAATCTGGACATGTGAAAGGTGTTGTAACACTTGGAGTCCAGATTTTTGTGATGAAGGTATTTACTCTGATTGTTGTCATCCTCTGATGGAATCCGATTATACCAATTTTGATGAGTTTCACTATTGTTACGAAACGGGTGAGACCCTATTCCCGAAAGAAACCTGTTGTATTGGATGTGAAGATAGTGGTAGTGAGGATGACGATAGTGATGATAGAGAGTCTTCGAGCGAATGCGAGACCAGGATCAAGGCTTATACACGAAGTAGTTGTAAACTACGGGAATATATTAACTTTACTAATTAATTTTTATAATTTTTTCTGGCTCGACCTTAATC